TTTTTCATATACAAATGCTTGATAAGGATTTCTAAAAGGTTTAAAAGGATTCTCAACTACTCTGATTACTTTACCTCTATGCATCCAAACATTTACTTGTACTTCTTCTGAATCATCTATATCTTCATCTACATCAAGACCTTCTTCTCTTGCTGCCATTGCAGTTATAGTTCCCCAGTATTCTAATACTTCAAATCTATTATGAGTAATATCTGCGTAATGACTTTTCTCTAAATCAATATCAGTTTCCCATTCTTTCTTTGTATAGTTAGCACCCATCTTTAAACATTCCATGATAGCTTCTTTTTTAAAGAAAGGTCTATTAGCTAAATCTAAAAATTGATGTCTATTTAATCTGTGTCTTTGAATGATGTATTCTGCTTCATCCATACTTCTTGCATTAGGGTCTGGATAAAAATCCCAGATACTAACAAATTCTACTTTAGGAACTTTAACAGTTTCAGGTGCATACTCTCTACCATTACCTGTATCTACATACTTATGTAAAGTTTTATTATAAGTAAAAGGTCCTTTAACAATTCCTGTACCTAATAGACAAGCTTCAAAGATTGCATTTCGTAAAGCAATACTTCCTTCTGATTCATCTAGTTGGTCATGAATTAATTTTTCTAATCTTCTAGCTGCAATCTGTGCAGGTTTAATCTGAGGCATGTTAGGTAAAGGAGCTGGTCCTTCTGTTAAATCTGCTTCTTCATATTCTTCTTGAAGAGAGCCTAACATTAATTCGTTTACTGTATTGAAGGTTGCACCTTTTGGTAATTCCATTCCATCACCAGGAAAACCTAAACCACCTTGTGGTTGTTCTTGCATTCCCATTTGTTCACCAGGAATATAATCTTGGTTGCCTTCAATGCCAGGAATAGGATTTAAATTTTCATCACCTTGTTGTTCCTTTAAAGGATTAAGATGTGCGTACTCTGCAATTCCTTCAGGTACTCTTGTTTCTTGAATTGATAGTGGAAATTTATTTGCACCGAATAGTACATCAATTAATTGTCCGTAAGCTGCAAGTACTTTTGTTTTAGTTACTTTAACAAATACTCTTGACTTTTCATTTTCTCTAAACTTAACATCTTTGTAATAACGACCTCTATAGTTATGATAAGCTTGTAACCATCTTCCCTCATCATCTCTTCTAGTCGTTTCACATTCTTGAAACTTAGATTGAACAATACCGACCAAAGCCGATTGCTCCATATTCTCTTCTGTTTCAACATCTTCTTTAGGTATAGATGTATCTAATTCTTTTGAGCCATACTCAGCCATAAATAAAACCTTTAGTTAATAAGTGATTACTTCTAATAATACACTTTTTTAGTTAGTTTGTCAACTTATTTTCTTAATTTCTATGATAACACTAGTAGGTATAATAGTAACATTTCCTAAGTCATCTATAGCTCCCTGAGAGTCTACAGCATAATCACCAAAGATTCTAGTAATTCCTTTTACCTGAGATAATAAATGTCCTTTAGTATTACATTCAGGTAGTTTCATTTTCATTAAGTCATCAATACTTATCCAACTAGAATCTGAACAAATATCGTACCATCGTATTTCTACGAGAGGATACTTATCAATATCTGTCTTCAATTTTTTATTTAACTTAATCTTTCTATTAACCATTTTTACCCTCCTTAAAACCTTTTGTTGCTTTACCATATGGTTTAAAGTTCCCTTTATCACCATCCTTAACTTTATTATCTTTGCACCAATCAGTGAACTGGTCTTTCATTCCACCAGCATCTGAGTACCTAGTTATTTTAATTTTAAATACTTGCTCTACATCATCTCGTTTAACATATTCAAGTAAAGCTTCATATGACATTACTTCATCATATTCTTCGTTTGTGTTTTTATTTATAAAAGTATATAAGGGCATATTAATATCCAAAGGTTGGGTCAGAAGGTACGAATCTTTTTATCTCATTCATATCCTCCCAAGCTGTTCGTGATTTAGGTCTTGACATTACTAAGTATCTTAATGCATCATAAGCATGGTCGGATGCTTTGGTATCTACATCTTCAGGTTTGTTAGGGTCTAAAGGAATAGATTGTAATTCTCTAATAAGGTTTGGACAAGTATTAAATATCTGCATCTTAGGTCTTCCATTATCTGCTATCTTTAATCGTTCATGGATTTGTATCTTACCTTGGATTCTGTTCTTATCTGCCCTTCTAAGCTTATGTCCTGCTCTGGAGAGTACCTCCCCTACAGTAGGTCCAGTTGAGCCTGTTCTAGCCCAAGCTGCTCCGTCTAACACCCCACTTACAGACAACCTGTCCTCTTTTTCAAACTCAAATATTCTTAAAGCTAAAGCTTCTCCTGTTAATCCTTTTTGGTATAGTTCTCTATAGATAATTAATGTTTCATCACTAGGGTCTAATGCTGCCCATACACAAGCTGATTCTGCTGCATAACCATAGTCAATTCCTTTTACTCGTTCCCAATGTTTGGGTAAAGTAAATGGTTCTATTACATGGTTGTCATAATCAAACTCTACAAAAGCTGCACCTTCAGCAACATCCCAGTTTCCTTCTAGTAGTTGTTTTCTTTGTACTGCAGGTAATGACATAAGCATCTGCTCATACTTACCATCGGATGCTAGGAAAGGATTGTCTTCTAATCTTGCTGGTATAAATCTTCTTGTTATTTTATCTTGTCCTACAAATGATTCGTTAGGAGGACTGGGGTCTAGATATCTTTTCTTAACCCAATGTCCTCCAACCCCTCCAGGGTTTGCTGTACACCGAATGTAGCATTGTATTTGATTATTAGTTGTTCTCAATCGTGATTGCAAATACTGGAGTGGAAACTCTGTAGGATACTGTGTTAATTCATCTATTCCAATCCATGTGTAGGATTGTCCTTGATACCTATAAACATCAGCATCTCTATCTAGATAACCAAACTCTAAGGAAGCTCCACTTGGAAACCTCCAGGTCTTTTCTACTTCTCTAAACTTTGCTCCAGCAAAAGCTTTAGGGTATAGTTCTCTAGACTTATCTATTAATTCTCTTAATTCTGGCATTGACTTTCTAAGTAGTAATGCTCTATGTTCTTTTATGTGCATATATCTTAATGGGTCAACTAACATGGCATAAGATTTACCACCTCCTGCTGAACCACCATATAAAACATCCTGTTCACCTGCTGCTAAGAAATCCGTTTGAGGACCTGTATTAGGTTTGAAGACTATCTTAGCTTCATCTTCTTCTATTAATTGTTTTATATTGCTAGGTAAGCTATCGTATTCTTTGGTATCTACTACTGTACCTTTTTTATCTTTAGGGTTTTGTTGTTCTACTTGTTGTATCTTGCCTATGACTTCTTTTTTCTTAGCTAACTTATAGGATTTATTCTCTAGTTTCTTTCTAAGCTTTTCAATTTCTCTTTCTTTTTCTCGTACAGCTTTCCTAGTAGCTAACTTAGCTTTGTGTTCTGCTCCAAAGTTATATTGTCTAGGCATTTGTTTTACTTAGTAGACCATTAGGTTTAGCTGGGGAAGGTCTATTAGTATCTTTATCAATGATTTTTTTTAATCCCATTGCTGATAGCTTTCTTCCTGTTTGATGTTCTAGTATTTCTACTGCACCTCTTAGTGAGAATGCTCCTGCTTTAACACCCTCCTTTGCATCCTTCAATGCATTAATCTCTTTTTCTACTGGCTCTAATGTTTTATCTTCTGTTAACTTATATCCATAAGGTATAGTTGAGCTTGTTCTTTTATTCATCATCGGTTACCTCTTCTGCATTAACATCTATTACATCTCTCTTCTCAGGAATTATAAAGATACCTCCTGCTGCAGTATGGGTTACATCTAGCTTTTCTCTCTTAGCAATACCAACTCTATCTAATAATGTTTGTGCTGCTTGTAACTTAGCTGCTACTTGTGGGATAGGGTCATCACTCTCTAGAATCTCTACCAACTTCTCTGCTGCTCTAGGTGCAGACTTAGCTAGTATCTTATTAGCAACATCTATAATCTCCTCTTTCAGAGAGTCCACAACTGCTGATGCCGAGGTGGGAGCATAACCTGCTATATCTAAG